ACATTCATCGGGGGACCCTAGCTATTTATGGGATAATATACTGCTTTATAGGATAGTTATAGGCCAAACGAAATTTTATGTAAATATTTGAGAGAAACATGGCCCTAGCCCCCGACCCGTCGGGCCCGGGGCCGCGTCGCGCGGATCGCGTTTTATCGTTTAAAATCATGGTTTTCTGACCCGATATCCGAGGGACCCGGGCGATTTTCTCCGGCCGATAGACCGCGGATCGCGGACCGATAACTATTTATCTCGCACGATTTTCTGTCAGCAGCGGGCAAGAATTACGGCCAGCTGGTCGATATTAACGGGCAAAAGTGAGCCGCAGCTGCACGAATTCTCTGCGCGCCGGGGCCAGCTGGCCGATGAAAACGACCATCGATGTACGCCCAGGGATCGCGGGCACGGTACGTTTGGCCGGAGAGCCTGGGGCGAGGCCCGCCTTGTTTAACTATTTTAGAGAATACCCGGCGCTGTGGTCGATCTCGTTAGATTGGATCGGGTAATCGGGCGATAAGATCGGCCAGAGGGCACGAAAAAGCCCGCACAATGGCGGGCCAGATCGTCAATTGATGGGGTCGCGGTTTTAATCGTCGCCAATATCCCCGGCGATATGGTGGCGCAATATCGTGCGGGGGGCTAAGCTTTTAGCAAACCGGGTCACCTTGTCCGCGTCGCTCTCATCCTGCGCTTGATCGGCCGTGGCTTCCCAGTGCAAAAGAACATTGCCGCCGCTGGCATAGCATCCGCCGGGGTCATCCGGGTTTGCGGCTTTCTTTTTGTGGACCCCGTGCGCTGTAAATCCAATTACATAATCGCGGTCTAAGCGGGCGCAAAGTGGATCGCCATTGCCGCATTGGGCGCAACCAAACTTGGGCAGATATTCGGCCGGGCATCTAACAAACCGCGCGCCGTCACTATCAACAGTTTTGCGGCCGTTCCAAAAATCAAGCGCAACAGTAACCACGACGGGAACATTTAGGGCGCGGGTTTTGCGGCTGACATAAATCGCGGCTTGGGCAATAGTTTTGCACGAGTAATTTATGACAGTTTTACCCGGCGCGTTTTTCTTGAACCAATGGATCGGCGCAAAGTGGGAATAGGTAAAGGCGATCCCCTTAGTTGGGACGGCATCCGAAAGCGCGTTTAAATAGTCCAGATCGACCTTTGACGCGCCACAGCCAGACGGGTTTAATTCGCAGCTGGCCGGGCAAGTGCCGAATTTCTCTTGCGACCCGGCGCGATAGGTTACGGCCAGACCTTTGGTCTTTTGGGCGCGGCTTGTTTCAACAGTCTTTAACATTTGCATTCTCCAATATATGCGGTTTGTCCCATATTATAAAACGAAAAAGGCCCGCCAATCAATAGGGCGGGCCAATCTTAATTTTTAGAAGTTTTTAGCTGTGGGGGTAGCCGTCCGCTTCAATGCCAATATACATTCCACACCATTTGACCATAACGCTGTCATCATATGTGGGCTCAACAGTCCGACGAAAGGCCAGAAAAGAAATGTCGCGGGTGCTACCGTGCTCGTGCTGGCCGTCGATCCACTTGCGGTGCAAGGTTTGGGCCTGTGGTTTAGTAAGCCGCATCTTTAAACCTCCAATTTAACCGTAGCATCGCGCAAAATATCGCTAACAATGTCGGCCACCTCAGACTTGTAATCGTACATATCAAAGCCAACCGCGTCGGCTATATCGTCGCTGTGATCGCTGGCATCAAAACCATCGCGGGCCATTTCCTGAATTTCGCTTTCATAGGCGCTAATATCAAAGTCGTTGTCATAATCGAGCATGGCGGATTTTACCGCGGCGTCTATTTGATCGGCGAACAAATTGGCAAAGCCCTCTTTAAAACGATTAGCGTCGGCCAGTTCAGCCTGCAACCGATCACGTTCTGCGATAAGGTCCATTGCCGCTTTTTGAGCAGCGGCCAAATCCGCCTGCGCTTGGTCTTTATCAACCACCAAAGCATCAACAAAGTTGCCGCGTGTAATAGGCATATTTTCGATTGGGTGTGTCATGGTACATTCTCCAAAATGTAAAGTTGTCGGACGGGAGCCGCCCGATATAAGATTTCTCGCATATAAATTTATAAAGATCAAACAAAAAAAGGCCCGCTCTAAGGCGGGCCAGTTGGGCGGTATATATTGCAGGGATTAGGCGGCGACGCGCTGCCAATCGCGGGCGGACATATTGAGCAGCTGCCCGCCGCGTTGCTGCCATGTGTCAACATCATCAATATCGGCACGGTGTGATACCGCGGTCACGGCGTTCACAAGTGTTGCACGGGAAAGCGGGCGGCTGTTTTCATAGCCAGCTTGGCCGATGGTCGCCATGAGGCCATTTAAAACGTCGCTGTTTTCTTTTTTGGTCAGCTGCATGACGCGGCCCAGATTGTTGACAACGTCGGTCACATCGGTGGCCTCGCCTTCGATCACATCCGCAGCTGCGGCGCGCATTTGCTGGCATATATCGTCAAAGGTTTCGCGGCTTGAATAGTGCCCAACCAAATCGCGCAGCTTCAATTCCAAAGCCCGATTGTCCGCATTTTTTGCATCATCGGACAAAAGGCCCCAATCGTCGCCATCGCGGGCGGATGTGATGTGGCTTGACCGGGTTTTGTTTTGGGTTTGCATCCCGTTCAGGCAAGCCAGCGTCCAATAGATTTGATAAACAGTAACTGATCCCGCGCCGACTTCAGAATTGCCAAAACCAATCCCGTTTGCCATGTGGTCGCCGACATTAGCACCAGTACCCAATTGCTCCAAAGATTTTAAACGTAGGTACATCCGCTTTTCTGAAACATCGGCGGACACAACTTGAAACTGTGCCGGGTTATCGATCAGCTGGGGAAGGCAGGCTTCAAGCAAATTGACGTTATCAAAAGTTTTGAATTTGTCAGAAACAAAAGCCCGCGCTGTGCCGTCAGTATCAAACCGATCATCGGCATGGGTGCGGATCATGCGGCGGGTCGGTTCTTTTTGCCAGATAGCGTTGGTCAAATTGTCGAATTCCCGGGGATAATTAGACTGCAAACGGCGGGCTGTACGGGTGTCGATCCCGGCATGTGTAGCGATTTGACCAAAGGCTGTATCGTTTATGTCAAAACGTTTTGTCGGCACACCCCGGTTGGCCTCAATAACAATCTGGGGTTTGCCATCCAAAGTGGTGGTTTTTTGCAAATCGTTTGTTGGGGCCAGATAATCCGCCGATCTTGCGGCTTGGTCCTGCACTTTCATCATAAGTGCGGTCAGGGTGTTTTTGCTGTTTTCAATATTATGTGTCATGTTTTACATTCTCCAAAAGTAAAAGGGCAGGATAGCCCCGCCCTCTTTCTCGCATATTATCGCATAGACTGCAAGTAAAAACTTTAGAAAGTTTATCGCCGCCTTTTGCGCCGGGGTTTGCTGGCTCTGCGACTTAGCTTGTCATAATCCTTGCCATAAATTAGCCGCCCCAGAAAACTAAACAGAAACATTTTTGCGTCCCCCTTTCCCGTTAACGTGCAATTTATCCTGATCTATAAAATGAAAGTTACCGCCAGTGGTTTTGTACAGCATGCCATCCCCGGTCCAATCTTTTATTAAATTTTGCCGATCCATTAATTTTGCAATGCCCGCCAGTTCTTCTATTTCATCCAAGCTTAGTTTTCTGCTGCAAGTTATGTTCATATCAAGAAACCCCCTCGAATTCATTTAACGCACGTTTGAGCGCACGTTTAACGCGCTTCGACCTATCGGGAAGAATAAGCGCATCTAAACCCTCAATAAGCCATTCAACTTCAGTTTCAGTAATTAACACTTTCACGGCGGGGGATAGATACACGCCGCCATCAACATTTGTTTGCTGTAAAAACCTCATAACATCCTCCAATTGGTTTACGTTATATAAGCATATGGGATTATATGGGAGAGATCAACTGAAAAACAGCGTTCCAATCAAAAGGGTGCTCGAACGTACCAGCTGCGGAAGTTTTCAAACCATCCTCTGCAAGGGATATAGCCTGAGACGCCCTGTAAAGGTGCAGGGTGGGCTTAACGTCTGCTCGGGCCTGTTGCTTAATCAAAACCCAACTGCTGCTCTTTTGATGCCTTGTGAGCCACGCAACTTGATGCGGGCTTAAATTAACCGCGTTAGCCTTACAAAACTTTAACTCTACAAAGTGCAATCCACCGTTCTCATCACAGGCCAGAAGATCAGGGATTCCTTGGCCGACCCAGTTCTCTATCCGAGTCAGTGTCCAATTGCGACGCGATTTGTTAGCGGTCTTAAACTGCCTATACAGGCCCGCTTCGTTGGTCATCTTCTGTTGGGGTAATATCGATAACGTCTTCGTCATATCCGCCCTTCAATTCATTCAACGCTTTCAGAACTTCCTCTTTGCTCATGCTCTCGATACTGCCGTGGCGTATCTCTGACTTGCTCACATAGATGTCGCCTTGGGCTTGACCCCTACGATACTCAGCTTGAACAGCGGCAGAGTAAGCGCCGTTTTCCAAAGCCAGATCACGGATTTTCTGTAGGTCTCGAATATGTCGGCCATAGTTTATGTCAAACTTAGCGTCGAGCTCGGCCCGGTAAGCTTTGATAGCTGCGACCACATGTGGACACTTATGTGGGTTGGTCAATTCATAGGCTCGGGTATGAGCGGATGTTTCTGGATAGCCCGCGCGGATTGCAGCCTCTTTGAAAGTTATCAGGCCGTCATTGCTTACAAGCTCTTTTACAAAAAGCTCTTGCTTTCGGGTCAGGCGTTTATCAACCGTCATTCTCTTCTGACCCCGGGGGTCACTGCGGGGACTGTCAGGATCGACCAGTTTGTTATGTTTTGGCACTGCGCGCTCTTTTATCAAAAGTGGGGAAGGGATGCTTCCATATTTGGTTTTCTTAACAGGGCGACCTCGTTTCGCTTTGGTCATGCTATCC